ATATTGCCACGGCTAACGAAACATCTCACCTGCAAACTATTCTGGCCGCGCTGGGTAAAACGGACTCGGCCATCTTCACCGAATCGCGGGAGCAGGTGATAGCCGCTGTCATTGGCGAATCAGACGTGACTACCTTCCTTGAAGCGCAAGGTCAAATCATCAACGCCGTCATCAGTGAATCCGACAAAGTCATCTATTTGGAAACAGCGCACGGCCAGATAATCTTAACGGAAATCGGTGGCAATGCCGGATTAAAATATCTGGAAAACGCATTGCAGGTTATTAATGCCGCGACCGGCAAATCAGATTACCTGGTCATGTCCGAACATCCGGAGCAGGTGATATTAGCCATTACCGGCGGTAATGCGGTCCTGCATTACATCGAAACCGGTTTGCTGCAGACTATCATCGCGGAGATGGGAAACAGCGCCGGCATGCACATCGATGAGAACGGCAAAACGCAGGTGATATTAACCAGACAGGGAGAAACGGACTCGGCCATCTTCACGGAAAATCGGGGGCAGGTCGTTGTAGTCTCCCTGGGGGCCTCAGTGTGGAAGGCGTTAATCATCCGTTTGCATACTGCTTTGAATAACCGTAACCTGACTGTCAGCAAAGATAACCCGGCGCTGAATGTGCCATTGAACGACCAAACTAAAAACACTGAGCTGGGGGGTTAGCTAATGGAATATATCATCATCCCCAAAGGCGATAAAGGCTATTTACTATCTTATACCGTCACTAAGGTGGACGGCACTGTCATGGATCTGACCGACTTCACCGCTACGCTGAAGGTCTGGAACCCCGGCGATCCGGAGACGCTGATTGTCACCGGCTCCTGCACGCTGACCGCCACTCCGACCGATGGTATCTGTAATTATTTAATCGCCGCCAATAACTTTGCCGTCAATTCCGTCCGCTACCAGGCGGAAATAGAACTAACGCTGTCCGGTGTGATCGAAAGTGTCCGGAGTTTCGGAATTATCGTGAAGGAGAGTGCGTAAAATGTCATTAATAGTCAAGACTGCGCCGCTCAAAGAACCGATATCCATGCTGGAAGCTCATGAACATTTGCGGATAGACATTGACGACGATGACGGGTTGATTATGGGATACATTAAAGCCGCCCGTGAATACTGCGAAGGTTTTCAGAACCGCACTTTTATCAATACGGTATACGAACTGTGGCTGGATTCCTTCCCCTGTGCTGAGGACGAACGTTTCTATTATAGGAAAGAAATCGAACTGCCCCGGCCGCCGCTGGTCTCCGTGACATCGGTAGAATATTACGATACCGCCAATGTCAAATACACCATGACCGCCTCAGATTATTTTGCGGCCGTCAAGAGCGAACCGGCCGTTGTCTCGCTGGCTTATGGTAAGACCTGGCCTTCAATCACCCTGCGTCCCAAAGAGGCGGTGTGCGTCACCTATACCGCGGGTTACGGCACGGCAGTGGCAGCGGTGCCTCAGAGAGTCAGACAGGCCATGCTCCTGATTATCGGCCATTTGTACGAACACAGGGAAGCCGTTACAGACAAACCGCTGACCGATGTGCCGCTGGCGGTCGAAAGTCTTTTATCACTCGATAGGATATGGCCGATATGACAAGAGCAGGCGAATTACGGCACCGAATAACCTTCCAAACCGCCTCAGTAACTGGCGGCGAGGGCGTTACTGCATGGACGGATACATTGACGGTCTGGGGCGCTGTCGAACCGCTAACCGGCTCCTGGTTATTCCAGAGTCAGCAGGCAAATTCCGTTGTATCCGGTATTGTCAGAGTACCTTTTAACGCATTAATCAATCCGTCCATGCGGATAAAATTCGGCACCAGGTATTTGAGAATCAACTCCATTATTAACCCGCAGGAGCGGCAGCGGGAACTGCAAATAATGTTTTCTTCATGGGCGGATTAAATGACAGATAGTGTTACCGTTTCGATTGAAGGACTTGACTCCCTGGATGCGCAAATCGATGCTCTGGTAAAAGCGATGGGGCCTGATGATGTTGAGCCGATTCTTCTCAAGGGCGCAAAACAAATCAGAGATTATGCCAAAGTCAACGCTCCGGTCGGGCCTACCGGCAATCTTAAAAAGTCGCTCATTGCCAAAACACTAAAACGCCGCGGCTCGGCTATGGACGCACTGGGACTGGGGCAAGGCAATCCGGCGCCGGCCATTGCCGGTGTCAATTACCGCATTGCTCCCCATGCCCATCTCGTGGAATACGGACACGGCGGCCCGCATCCCGCGCCGGCGCATCCTTTTCTCCGGCCCGCCTGGGACTGGAACAAAGACCGTGTACAAATCCAGGTCATCAACGATTTACAGGCAAAATTGGACGAGGTTGTAAAATAACATGCTGATTGAGCAGGCCATTATCAACAAATTATCCGTTGACATCGCAGCACTCGCACCGCCCGAAAAGCATCTTTATTACGTGGGCCGGGTCCCGCAAAATGTACAAATGCCCTACGTAGTTATTCAGACGATAGACGATATTCCCGCTCAGTCCCACCAGGGCTATGCTAATCTTTCCACTGCCCGCATCCAGATTAACAGTTTCGACGATTCATACCTGGACTGCAAAGCCCTGGACGCTGCCATCTTCGCCGCGCTGAACGGCTTTACCGGTATTATGGGCGGCGCCGGAGGTGTTTATGTCGGTAAATGTCTGAAAGATTTAAGCGCGGACTTTCCTAACGATGACAACCCCAATATTTCCGGCATCCACACGGATTACGAGATACAATATAATACCTGATTAAACCTCAGTCGCAATTTAAATACCCTATTCCGGTCCTTCGTCGTTGAAGGACTTTTTTATTATCGAAAAATCAAATTATTTAGGAGGTCATTAACATGACAGGAGCAATCAGTCAATATGGTTCAACATTACAAATCGCCGGGTATACGGTCGCACAAGTCGAAGATATCGGTGAAATAAAAATCAGTCATAAGATGTCTGATGCAAGTGCCCATGATTCCGGCGGCTGGGGTGAAGTTATCCCGAGCGGTAGTAAATCAGCCGCTACTATTGCCATTAAGGGCAGGTGCAAACCGGGAGATACCAACGGGCAAGTAGCGTTAAGAGCGGCACTGGTGGCCGGGACATTATCCGCTATTGTTATCACGGATTCAACCGGTGTTATTTCTGCCTCGTTCAACGGTTATGTGGAAGACTGGGCGTGGGGTGGATTGTCCCAAACCGGAGATGCTATTGAATTTTCCTGCACTTTGCATCCGTCCGGTGTCATCACACAGGGAATCACCGCATCCAATAATGTGACAGCCCTCACCATCACCACAGCCACATTGTACCCGATATTTGCGGCAGGCACTTACGCATACACCGCAACTTCCACGGGCGCATCAGTGACGGTAACTGCAACGTTCGCCGCCGGCACGGCGACAGTTACTAACGGCACGAGCACAGTAGCTTTGACCAGCACAGTTGCTTCGGCTGCTCTGGCATTGGGAGTCGCGGGAACTGTTACCACGATTACGATTGTTGTCACGGAGACAGGTAAGGTCGCAAAGACCTATATCATCAACATCGCAAAGACAGCCTAGATATTAGACTGTGATACAAAGAGGCGGGTATTTCGCAAGAAATGATGGGATTTACCCGCCTCTTATTTTAAAAGGAGTTGCTATGGATAAAATTGACCCCAGCGTCAAGATTAACCTGGACAAAGAACGCACGCTTTACCTGGATTTAACCGGCATGAAAGCCTACCAGAAGGTCACAGGTAAAAGTCCTCTCGGCGCGCAGGGTATAAACCTCAATGACACCGGCGATTTACAAACCATACTATGGGCGTGTCTCATCCGTGAGGATAGGGACCTGAAACTGGAAGACGTGGAAAAGATGGTGGACATGAGCAACATCCGCTATATCCAGATCCAGTTGGTACAGGCGTTATTCGCGTCATTTCCGGAGACCGAAAAGAAAGAGGCGGACAGCGCACCCCCTTTAGTGACCGAGAAACCCCAACCTTCTTAGATTTGTGGTCTATCGGAATCTATGACCTCCATTTAGCGAATGCTGAATTCTGGCGGCTGACGCTGGCGCAACTGGACGGTTTGCTAAAACGCTACCAGAACGAACAGGAACGGCAGGATTACCGCACAGCCATGATATGTGCATCCCTCTATAACACTGCTGCCTTTCTCAAACACGACAAGGTTTGCCAGCCAAAGGATTTTATGCCGCAGTCCTCAAACCGGAAACAATCCCCGGAAGAAATGACTGCAAAAATCAAAATGATAAACGCCATTTTAGGAGATTAACCAATGACAGACGAACTAAAAAAGATGTTTGTCGTGATCGGTTTAAAGAACGATCAGTACGTAACCGGCCTGGCCAAGATGCGCAAAGAACTGAAGGCACTGGGCACCGAGATGCTGGTTGTTGGCGGGGCTATTACTGCAGGGCTGGGACTTAGTGTTAAAGCATGGACGGATGCCGGCACGGCCATCCAGATATTAAAAGACAAAACCGGCATGAGTGCGCAGTCATTATCCGAATTGAAATATGCCGCTGATCTGTCCGGGTCCAGCCTGGATGAACTGGCAGTGGGCATGAAGCGCATGGCCGTAGTCATTACCGATGCCGCCAACGGCAGCCAGGTTGAAATTGACGCACTGAAGAACATCGGCATCAATATTCAGGACATCATGGGGAAAGACCCGGAAACCCAGTTCAATATGTTGATGGATGCCATTGCGAATGTTCAGGACCCGACAGAAAGAGCAGCCGATGCCGTGGCCATGTTCGGGCGTGCCGGCACGGATATGCTCCCCATGCTGGCCGACGGCGCGGATGGATTGGATAAACTCCGGCAGGCAGCGGTTGATACTGGCAATATCTTTGATGATAAAGCCGCGGCCGCCGCCAAGAACTTCAGCGACCAGATGAAAACATTAACCGCCAGTACCAACGGCCTCAAAAACGCGCTTGCGGAAGGACTGGTACCAGCCTTGACCCCT